TGTGCAAAATCAGGATTCAAAATCGATAAACCTGCAACTTTTTACACATACGAAATAATTTTTAAAAATGAAAAGTTTTTCGGATTCGGAATTTCTAATGTATTTAAAGAAAGAAATAGAACGCATTTAAAAACCGCACGTGAAAATAACTTCACTTTAAAACTTCTTCAAAAGTTTGAATTTGAAAATGGAATCGATGCTCTACACTTAGAAAATCTTTTTAAAAAGAAACATAAAGATTTAATTTTTAAAACATCGTTGCCGTTTAAAGGTTTTAAAACAGAATCATATAAAATAATTTAAAAATAATTTAAAATTTTTTCTAAAAACACTGTAAAAAAAATTTTTTTTGACTCTATAAAAATATATGGAAGAAAAAAATTTACCGACAGTCGAATTTACTTTAGAAAAAGATAGCGATGGTGTTTTTGCCCTTAGCTTTACTCAGAATCCCGCTATAGAAGAAGAAGGCTTACTTTTTTCAAAAAATCTTATTACCGGCGTCGACTTTTTTAAAAATATAGAGCATCGTATTCTAACTGCGCCCGCATTGATACCCGACAAACTAATACTTCGTTCACGAAAAAATGAAAAAGGCGAAGAAGAATACTATAATGGATATTTTTCTAAAGAAACTGTTAAAGAAATAGCCCAAAAATTTTTTAAGAATAAATTTAACGATAAGACCACATTAGAACATCAGGTAAAACTTTCTGATGAATCGGCGACGGTGTTCGAGAGTTGGATTATAGAAGATTCACAAAAAGATAAAAGTAAAGCTTTAGGATTAGATTTACCTGTTGGAACTTGGATGGTATCTTTAAAGATTCATGATAATGCTTTATGGCAGAACATTAAAAACAATAATATAAACGCATTGAGTGTTGAAGCTTTATTAAGCAAAAAAGAAAATTTTGAAAATATTGTTTTTGAAAAAGAACAAACTAAAAAAAATAATACAGATAATTTTATGAAAAAAATATTATTACAAATTAAAAATTTGTTTTCTGAAATTAAATTTGACATCATGGATGTTACCTTAGAAGATGGTAGAGCGGTGCAAATTGATACTGAAACAAATGAAATCGAAACTATAGTTGGCGAACCCGTGACGGATGGTGTTTATAAAACATTAGAAGGAAACGAGTTAACTGTTAAAGATGGTAAATACGTTCCACCTGCGATGGAGAGTCCTGAAGTTGTGGAAGAAGCAAAAGAAGTAAACGCAACAGAAACTAAAGAAGTAGAAGAAGTTAAAACAGAATTAGCAAAAGAAGAAGTAAAAGAAATTGTTTTTTCTAAAGAAGAATCGGAATATTTATCTAAAATTGAAAAATTTGAAAATGAAATTAAATCTTTAAACGAAACTATTGAAAAAATGAATGAGCAAATTAAAACTTTAGAATCACAACCTGCTGTTGAGCATTCACCAATTATCGAGCAAGTTGATACTTCTAAATTAACAGCTTCTCAAAAATTAGTTTTAAAATTAAAAAAATAATTAAAAATTAAAAAAAGTTAATATCTACTTTAAAAGGATACAAAAAAATATATACATAAACTATGTCAATTACAATAAACACGAACACATACGCAGGTAAATTTGCAATGGAATACGTTGCCCCTATGATACTCGATGGAAAATCAATCAGTCATTTAACCGTAAAGGCTAATATAAAAAATAAATTAAACATAACATTAGCTTCAGTGCCGCAAAATTTAATTCAAAACTATTCTTGTTCTTTTTCACCAACAGGTGCAATTGCTTTAGACGAAAAAACTTTAGAGCCAAAACATTTAAAAGTTGATTTCGAAGCATGTAAAACTGATTTAATTCAGACGTGGGCATCGGAACAAATGGTTGCAGGAGCTCTCAATAATGAATTACCAAAAACTTTTGAAGCTTTCTTATTAGATACAATTAAAAAAGAAGTAAATTTAGAAATCGATGAAACAATTTGGTTGGGCGACGAAGCAGGTTCGGGTGGTATCTACGCAGCAAAACCTTATTTAACAAAATTCAATGGCTTCTTAAAATTGGCTAAAGCAGATGCAAACACAATTAAAGTAACTAAAACTGCAATCACACCTGCAAACGTAATCGCAGAGTTAACTAAAGTTTACAACGCAATTCCTGACACAATTTTCGATAATCCTGATTTGAAATTCTTCGTGAGCCGTGATGTTTATAGAGCTTATGGCGTAGCTCAAGACTCTTACATCGCAGGTAACTCAGCTTACACAATTAACAATTCAATTAACTACGCATTCAAAGGTATCGAATTAATTCCAACTAATATGGGTACAGGTAATATGTTTGTTGCGATGAAGTCTAACTTACATTTCGGTACTGACTTAGAATCTGATTTACAATCTTACAAAATGATTGATTTTGAAGTTGTTGGTAGTGATAAAGTTGGTGTAATCATGAAATTCTTAGCAGGTGTTCAATACGCAATTGCTCCTGAAGTTGTTGTTTACGCTTAATTTAATGTTCCACGTGGAACATTCTAAATAATAATAATAATAATAAAAATAAACTGCTAAGGTAATAAAAATCTTAGCAGTTATAAAAAAATAAAAATATAAAAAAATGGGATGCAAAATAAATAAAGGTTTAAACAAAGCAGATTGCCAATTTTTGATTGGTGGTGTTAAGAATATATACCTTGCTAATTTTGAGGACATTACATCTTTTACTGATACCGACGCAGATAATATATTGGATACAGTAACGATGGGGTCAGCAGGATTAGTTTTCTATAAATTCGAAACTGCAAAAAATACTTCTTCTTATACAACTGTATTACAAGTTAATGGAGGTGTGAAAAACGTTCTACACACAGTAGACTTATTCGTACCAAACAATAGCCAAGAATCACGTGATTTATTGGAATTGTTATCACTTGGTACTTTCGTAGCAATCGTAGAAGATAGAATGGGTAAAAAAATAGTTTTAGGAAAGTTAAACGGCTTAGAAGCAACTGTTGGTGATTTCAATAGTGGTGTCGCTGAAACAGACCAATCTTCTTTACACGTAACTCTTGCGGGTACTGAAATGGATTATGGTGTGGAATTTGACGGTGTTATACCTGTATAAATTTTCTTAATAATTATTAATATTTAAAAAGCTTAGAATATTCTAAGCTTTTTTATTTTAATATAAAATATTGAATAAGAGGACTCTATAATATAAATATATAGTAAAAGATTATGAATGATATGCAAGATAAACTTAAAAGAGCAGAAGCGATTCTAAAAAAATTAGACAAGATGGAAAGAGTAAACTCAATCGAGTTTGGGATTATATATGAAGAAATTACAGGCACTAAATATATTTTCGAAAATTGTTTTCAATGCTTTAAAAAAGCGGTAGCGCAGTTAAGAGCTAAATATTTAGAGTTAAAATCTAAGTGTTCTACTTGTAATAAAGAAAAAGTACAAGATGTTCCACGTGAAACATTAGAAGAAGTAGAAGTACAAACATTAGAAGTAGAAGAAATAAAAGAAGAAGTAAAAGATGAGCAAAAAAAATCCAAATCGAGTAAACGTAAAAAATAATTATAATTTTGCATTACAAGAAGAAATGATTGCAAAAGTTATCGAGTATTATTCTAACAATTTAACTAATCAGCAGATTATTTTTAAGTTGCGAGAAGAATATATTATAAGCGAGCATCGTGCAAAAGATTTACTTGCAAAGGGGAAGGAAAGATTACAAGAGCATTGGGCTGAAAGGTCTTCAATGTTAAAAAATATTGTTGCTACTAAACTTTTTGAAATTGCAGATACTGCAAAAGCTACAAGTGATAAATTAAAAGCTTTAGATTTATTAATTCGTTTAACAGGTATAGCAGAAGAGGTGACGAAGATAGAAAATACTGAGCGTAAATTTATAATCGAAATGGCAGAAGAGCCTAAAAAGATTGAAGATATAAATAATAATAATAATAATAATAATAATATAATAGAAGTGGATTTCAATATCGATAATATTAATAATATAAATAAAAATAACGATAATAATATATGATGGCTTTAATAATTTTTATAATTGGAATGGCTTGGTTGGCAAATCTATTAGTTTGGAAATTCGATGCTGAATGGTTTATTAAATTAAAAAATAATTATGTACCGAAAAACCGATTATTTACTTGCACAGAATGTTTTGCATTTTGGTTTTCTATACCACCAACTTTTTTATTATTCGCATCTTCGATACTTTTTACATTACTTATCGCATTAGTTATATCCGTAACTGCTGCAATAATGGAAAAAAATTTAAATTTATTTAATTAAGATGGCAACGACTAAGATATCTTTTCACAATAAACAATTAGAAGCGTACGGATATTTAAAAGATAAAAAGACTGAGGTAGTCTTATATGGTGGTCAGGCGAATAGTGGAAAAAGTTGGCTTGCTTCGACTTGGTTGTTAATTAATTGTTTACAATACCCAAAAAGTCGTTGGGGTTTATGTCGTAAAAATTTAAAAGCTTTAAAAGAAACATCTTTAAAAACTTTTTTGGATGTTTGTAAATTTTATAATATTGATTGTTTTAGAGTTAACCATCAAACTAATATTATTACTTTCGAAAATGGTTCTGAAATTTTTCTAATTAATTTAGAATGGAAACCGAGCGACCCCGATGCAGATTTTTTGGGTGGATATGAATTAACAGGTGCTGTTATAGAAGAGTTACCTCAAATTGTACAACCATATTTTGAGGTTGTATATTCACGTATTCGTTATAAATTGGATGAGTTTCAAATAACAAAAAAATTATTCTTAACTTGTAATCCTTCATCGGGTTGGGTAAAGTCTTATTTTTATGATAGATTCGTAAAAAATACATTGCCTAAAGAAATTAAATTTGTACAAACAGTTGGTACAGTCAATCCTTTTCGGGGTCAAGACTATTTACAAAAATTATCATTACTTTCAGAAACACAATTAAAACGTTTGGAGTATGGTGATTGGGAATATGCTAATTCAGTAGACCAATTATTTTCTTCAGAAAAAATAGAAGAAATTTTCACTGATTTTGATTTTGATATGGATAGCGTACATTATATCACTTGCGACCCTGCCCGCATGGGCGAAGATTCAACAGTGATAATTGTTTGGAAAAATTTAAAAATAATAAGAGTTATACAGTTACATAAAAAAGAAACAACTGAGGTAGCTTCAGAAATTAAAAAATTGCAAAATGAATATAAAGTTTTTAAGAATAAGATAATCGTTGATTCTACAGGGGTTGGTGCGGGTGTGCGGGATATATTAGGTTGCGTGGAATTTCACGGTGGTTCTAAAGCATTAAAAGATGAAAAGTTTGATATGTTAAAAACGCAAATGTTTTTTAAATTAAAAGAAACGAATTGGTGCATATCAGAAAAAATAGAAGATAAATATAAAGAACAAATTAAAAAAGAGTTGCAAGCTATTCGTGATAAGAGTGATGAGTTTAAATATAAGATAAATAATAAAGAAGAACAAAAACGTATATTAGGAAACTCTTCGCCCGATTTCGCCGATGCGATTTCATTGCGAATGTTTTTCTTTTATAAAAATAGTAGTATTGTTATAGACGCAGTATAAAAAAATAATATATAAAAAATGATGAATCAAACGTGGAAAGAAATAACATTAGAAAGATACTTAGAATGGCAGTCGGCTTTTTTAGATGGTGGTCGTTTGGGTGGTATTGCTCTTATGGAAAACAAAACTACAAAAGAGTTAAAAAATTTAACAGTCTTAGAACTAAATAATTTAGTAAATAGATATTTATTTTTAGAAGAAGATATTTTAGAAAAGACAGAGTTTGATATTGAAGATATGGTTTTAAATATTGATAAAGAAAAATATGTTATCAATAAAAATTTCGAAACTCTTTCTTTTGAACAATGGGAAAATATAGATGCTGTTTTAAAAAATGATAAAAATGTTTTAAAAAATATTCATATTCTTTTAGGTATTGCTATTCAAAAACGTGAGGAGTATACTTATGATAAGGCTGAGCAGTTATCAGAAAAAATAAAAGCGATGAGTATGTATGATGTTGCGGGTTGTATTGGTTTTTTTTTGCTCAAAGAAATTCAATCGTCACAAAGTTTGACTTTGTATTTTCAGTTGCAAGTAGAACAGAAGATTCAGACGATAAATTTCTTAATAATGCAACTAACGAGTTTAATGAAATTTGGGGTTGGTATATCACTATGGACAAACTTTCGAATGAGGATATTACGAAGCACGATGTCATCCTTAAAAAAACGGTTGGTGAAATATTTACATATTTAACATACTTATCGCAGAAGAATATTTTAGAAGCGAGAAAAAATAAAAATAAAAATAATATATATTAATTATGATACAAGAAGTAACAGATTTATTTAAAAATATAAGTGAAAGACACGACATGTTAAAAAGCTTTTTATGTGATAACATCTTCGAAGTGCAAAAATCGGGTGACGATTTACATCCGCAACTTTTTTTAGAAACACCGTTTTCGATTACATACACAACAACTGCTAAGGATATATCTTTTGCTTTTTATATTACTGATATACCGAGTGAATTAGCAGATGATAAAACAATGTTGCTATCTAAAGTAGAACAAATTAATGATGATATCTTAGCTTTTTTACAACTAAGCACGGAATTAGATTATTTAGAAGTCATTAACATAAACTCGATAACATTAGACGAATGGATGGGTGATAACTGCGTTGCGATTAGAACAGATATTACATTGAGATTTTTGCGTGATATAAATAGATGCTTTACACCATTTATATAATAACATTGTAAAATTTTTAAAAGTTAAACTCTATAAATATATATGAAAGACGCAGAAATAGAAATAATTTTACGAGAATTTATAGCTTTATTTAAAAAGTCTATACTTATTTATGCTAATTTTTATAAGAATAAAAAAACAGGTAAGGATACATTAAGCGATTCAGACCTTGTTAAAAATTTAAAGATAGAAATTAGGGACGAAAGATTGGTTGTGAGTGTCGCTCAATACCTTATTTTTATTGAGAATGGTCGTCAAAAAGGAAAATTCGCACCTGTATCGTCGATACTTTTATGGATGAAAGAGAAGAATATAAGACCAAAAGATAATTCGATGACTATCAATCAATTAGCGTTTCTTTTAAATCGTTCGATAAAAGAGTTGGGTATAAGCAAAAGACCTTTTATGTCGAAAGCTTTTGAAAATGCTTCTAAACAATTAGATAAAAAAATAAACGGTTATGCTTCGGCAATCGCAAATGATTTATTAATAAGATTTACAAAAAATAAAAAATAAAAATATACAATGCCATATTCAAAAAATATATATTCACTACCACCAACACTAATTCAATACCCACGTGGGATTTCTTATTCTAAAAATCCTTTATATGTTGTATTGGAAAGTCCTGACACTTATACCACAATTGTTAAACCTGAAAATTATACGATTATATGTTCACTTTTAAACCACTATAATGATTTTTCCGTGACGGGTATAGTAGATAATCAATTCGAACTTTTTGGGAAACTTTATAAAAGTGTGGATAAAGTAACAGCTAAAAAACAGTATTTAAAAAGCTATAATTATAACGCTGTTAGAGAATCTATTTATGTTATGTTAAAAAATGATTTAATTTTTGACGACTATATTATTGAATGGGGAGGTAATACTTTTTCAAGTGGGTATCATGCACCGAGTCAAACTACTTATTATAAAGTGGATTTTGTTTTAACTCAAAAAACTAAAGGTAGACCGATAAGGGATGTTTTTAGAGAAACTAATAATAATAGTGATGAAATAACAGTAGGTAAATATAGATATAAATTTTTTAAGAAGAAAAATTCAACAGAAATATATGGTTTGAAAAATACAGGAACAGAATTAAAAAAGGATATAAATAATAATAATACTTATTCGGCAGCTGTCACAGAAACAACTCTCGAACACATAATGCCTGCATCGCATTACGCATCAGATACTAAAAACTATGAAAGCCAAGTAGAACTATATAAAGTTTTTGGAAATTTTATAGGTGGTGTAAAAACAGAATATATAACAACTCTTTCAAAAAAGAGAACTCAATTTTCAGATTTTAATTTACAAGAAATAGTGGATAGCGAAATAGTAGATTATAAACCAAATTTTTCTACTATAATGCAAAATAAAGTTCTTAAAAACTTGGAAGCATTTGGTGTAAAATATTTACATAAATACGTAGATAATCAAGACGATGATTTAGTAACAGATGTTAATAAAAATTATCCCGAAACTATATACAATAATTTCTTAGCCGATTATGATTTTTTATTTTATGGTATTCAGGCATCAGAAGCTCTTTTTGAAAATCCGAATGATGGTAATGTATCTAAACCTGACCTGCTTTATGTAAACTCAGGGACTTATGGTGTTGTTGCGAATAAAATAATATGTGATATAAATTTAACTAAGCAACCAAATACGAAAACTTTTAATAAAAAATATGAATTGCTTTCAGTTATCAATCAAAATATTTTTAATAATACAAACGATGATGTTTTTAAAATGAAATTATATTTCGATGATGATACTACCGAGACGATAAATTTTAATAGCAACGTTTCAAACACTGCATTAAATTATTATATAAATTATTTTGTAATCGATAAAGATTTAATAATGAGTAATAGTACAAGCGGTAAAGTTTTAAACAATCTTAAAAAAATGGATGTTAATTTTTATTCACCGAGCTTTAACGGATACGCTGTTAATTATGAAACACAAACTTATATTTTTGATAATATTGAAACTTGTGATGATGTAACAGAAGATGATGATTATGTAACTTTAGTTTATAAAAACTCATACGGTTCTTTCGACGTTTTTGATTTTAATACTTTTCAAGAAATAAAAGTTAATAAAGATGTTAAGATAATAGAATCGCAATATGATTATACTGCAAAAAAAGATTCACAATTTAATTATATATATTCACAAGATTATCAAAAGAGTTATACAATTAACAGTAGAATATTAACAACAGAGGAATATGCGTGGCTCGAAGATTTAATAAAAAGTGACAGAGTTTATTTATTAGAAAAAGATTCTAAACTTCTAATGCCTGTTGTGATTAATAAAAATAATTACAATTTTAAAGTTAATACAGATTTAATTTTAGAATTAGAATTTTCTTTTTCAAGAAGAGAAATAATCTAAAATAATATATATATAAATATAAAAGAATAAAAA